AGAAACACAGGTGGTTTCAACAGGTTTGAACAAAGACTAAAATTAAATTCTTTAGCAGGTGTAGCACTAAGAAACTTCTTTAGCCAATACGGGCAAGCAGTAGTAACAGAAGCTAAAACAATAGCACCACGCTTTGAGGGTAACTTACGTGGTAGCTTAACTTTTAAACATGCAGGTATAGACGCAACAGGAATACCAATAGGAATAGATGTTTTTAGCCGTAGTAAATATGCTTTGTATGTACATGGTTTTTATGACCAAAAATTTAAAATGAAAGAGCCATGGAGTAGAAGTAAGCCACACTACCCACCAATTAAATCTATAGAGAAGTGGAGTAGGGCTAAAGGCATAAGCCCTTATGCAGTACAACAAGCAATAGGGCGTAAAGGTACACCTATAATTCCTTTCTTTAAAATTGCAATTAAAAACAATGAAGCATTAAAGAATGTATTATTAAAGAAAACAGGTGTCCAAATACAAGCTAAGTGGACAGCGGGGAGATTAATAAGATAATGGCACAACTTACAAACATAAGAACAGAGATTAAAAACAATTTAGCAAATATAAATACATTAATGGTTTACGATTATGTGCCGGATAGTATTGAGCCACCTACTGCAATAGTTGGTGTAGTGCAAGAAATAGATTACGACCAATCTATGCAACGTGGCGTAGACAAATACGTTATACCGGTATATCTATATGTAAGTAGGGTTGACGCCCAAGACGCACAAAGTACTATTGACGGTTACTTAGTTAGTAGCGGTGCAAACAGTATTAAAGCGCAAATAGAAAGTGATACTACGTTGAACGGTGAAGCTAATTCTGTTAGAGTAGTTAGTGCAAGTAACTATGGTGTCTATGATATAAACAACATAGCTTATTTAGGCGTAGAATTTTTAGTAGAGGTAATAGCATAATGGCAAAGAACAAATATGAAATACAAAGTGGAATAGCTTTTAAAGGCAAGTATTATGAAGCCGGCGAAGTTGTTGAAACAGGTGTAATACCAAATAAATCTTTGAAATGGTTACTTGAACAAGGTATATTGATTAAGATAACAGCAGAGTACCAAGCGAAAAAACTTCAAGAAACTGTAGAAGTAGTAGATGATTACGATACAGAATTTGAGGAAGTTTTGGAGGAGGAATAAGTTGTGGGAAAATATAGTAGCGGTGGCGGAAGCGGTACAAGGCGCAGACGTAGAAACACACGCAGAGGTAGAGGTAAATAATGGCTAACGTACATGGAAAGAATACAGTAGTACACGTTAACAATGCCAACTACAGTACTTACTTCAATAGCATAGACATGGCAAGAACTGCTGATGTAGCAGAAAGTACAACTTTTGGTAATTCTGCAAAAACATATTTAACAGGAAACAAGGACGGGACAATAACCCTTACAGGTTTCTTTGACGCAACTGCTGATAGTGTAGTTAATGGTTTACTAGGTAGCGACATGGTTTTGACTATTGGTGTAGACGGGTTAGACGCATTAGACAGAGTTGCTTTTGGTAACGGCAACATAACTAACTATGGTGTATCAGCACCGGTTGGCGATATAGTTGGCGTAAGCTTAGATTTCCAAGCAGATAGCGGTATCTATAACGGTTTAGTACTAGAGAATAGTACAAAGACCGCAACAGGTAATGGAACTGCAAGGGATAACACAACTTCTACTACTAATGGTGGTGCGGGCGTTTTGCTTGTTACTGCTAAAAGTGGTACAAGTCCAACGCTAGATTGTAAGATTACGCATAGTGCTGACAACAGTACTTACGCAGATTTGGTAACTTTTACACAAGCAACAGGACTTACACAAGAAGTTAAAACAGTAGCAAAAGGTACTACCGTTAATCGTTACTTAAAAGTTGTATATACAATAGGTGGAAGCACACCTAGTTTTACAGCTATAGTAGGATTTGGTAGAAATAGTTAGGAAAGGTAGATATGGCATTTACACATGGAAAAGACAGTAGCTTCAAGATAGATAATTCCGGAGGCTCTTTAACTGATATTTCGGCTTATGTAAATAACGTAGACTTTCCGGAAACCGTAGATGTTGCAGAAACAACAACTCTTGGGGATAGTGCAAAATCTTATATTGTAGGATTATCAGACGCAACTATTTCTATTTCAGGGTTGTGGGACGCAACATTAGACGGTGTACTTGGCGGTATTATGGGACAAAGCGCAACAGTATCATTTGAATATTCTCCTGAGGGAACTGCTTCAGGAAAAATCAAATATACAGGCGAAGCGATTGCAACATCTTATAACCAAGCTTCTCCGGTCGGCGACGTTGTTACATTTTCCGCTGACTTACAAGTTTCCGGTGCAGTAACAAGAGGCACACACTAAATTAAGCTAAACAAGTTAGGAACACTATGGATATTTTAGATATAGATAATATTAAAAAGTTACCCAACGTACCCGTTCATGAAGTAGAAATACCTGAATGGGAAGTTAAGGTAAAAATACAAGGGCTAACTAAACAAGCACAAGTTGAACTAGCGCGTATATCTAATGACGGCGACGCTTTTGATTATCAAAAAGAATTATTAAAGCAAAGCATTATAGAGCCGGTATTAGATGATGAAGCTGTAGAAATACTTTACAGTAAGGACGCTAATGTAATTGACAAGTTGTTTATAGAGATAGCAAACCTTAATGGCGTTGGGAGTGAGGTACAAGCTGTAATAGCTGAGGACTTTCAGGAATAACGCAGACCTTTCTTTTCAATTTAGATTAGCACGCGACTTAGGCATGACAGTTGCAGAACTGCGGACTACAATGTCCGTATACGAATATAATCAATGGGCAACCTATTATATTTGGGAACAAGATGAACAAGCTAAGCAATATGCACTAGCAGAAGCGGAAGCTAAGAAAAGGAATAGGTAAATGAAAGGCGCAGACTTAGTAATAAGGATTGCCACTAAAGGCGCAAAGTTAGCACAAGCGCAATTAAGTGGGTTAGGTAAATCCGGTGCGTTGGCAGGTGGTAAACTTGCTACCTTTGCTAAAGTTGGCGCAACCGCAGTAGCAGGCGCACTTCTTTTATTGGCTAAAGGGTTAACAGAAAGCGTTCAAGCTTTTGTTAGCTTTGAGGATAAGATGACACAATCCTTAGCCATTATGAAAACTACTGTAGACCAACAAAAACAAATGGCTATGGTAGCTAGAGATGTAGCTACTGAAACAACTGTTGGTGCAGAACAATCAGCAGAAGCATACTTTTTCTTAGCGTCCGCAGGTTTAGACGCAGAACAATCTATGAAAGCGCTTCCGCAAGTTGCCAAGTTTGCTCAGGCGGGCATGTTTGACATGGCTACAGCTACCGACTTAGCAACAGACGCACAATCCGCATTAGGTTTAGCAAGTAAAGACGCTAACGTTAACCTACAAAACTTAACAAGAGTTACAGACGTATTAGTAAAAGCTAACACATTGGCTAACGCTTCTGTACAACAGTTTTCTGAAGCACTAACTAACAAAGCCGGCTCGGCGTTAAAAGTTGCAAACAAATCTTTAGAGGAAGGTGTTGCTGTACTTTCTGCGTTTGCTGATAGAGGTGTTAAAGGTGCAGAAGCAGGCGAAAAACTTAACCAACTTTTAAGAGATGTTACTAGGGCAGTAGGTAAGAATAGTGAAGTGTTTAAAGCTAATGGCATTGTAGTAACAGACGCACAAGGTAACATGCTTGACCTTGCAACTCAAATAGAAAACCTAGACGCAGGCATGTCCCATTTAAGTGATAGCCAAAAGGCAGTATTACTTGACCAATTAGGTTTGAATAGAGGTGTTGCTGACGCTGTAAAAATATTAAGTGGTGCAGGCGACCAAATAAGAAACTATAGGCACGAACTTGAACAAGCCGGTGGTACAACAGAAATGGTTGCAGAGAAACAGTTAGAAAGTTTTAAAGCACAAACAACAATACTTAAAAACCAATTAAATAACTTAGCAATAACTATTGGGCAAGACTTAGTCCCATTCCTTAAAGATTTAGTTAAAGATACACAAATAGTTGTAGAACGTTTCCAAAACTTTAGAAATAGAGTTAAGAATTTAGAAAGACCTATGGAAGTATTAGGTGTAAGGGTTTCTACTATTGCTAAAGTGTTAAGCTTTGTTTTCTTTCCTGCAACAACATTAGTTATTGGCGGGTTAAAGAAAATATTTAAGTGGATAGGTAAGAGTAATGATAAATACGCAGAAGCTACAAATAAAGCACAACAACTTACTGACGCTTATAAACTGCAAGCCTATTACACAGGTTTTGTTGCTACCGAAACAGAGGAAAACACTAAACAACAACTTGAATTAAAAGATGTATTAGACGGTACGCAATATACAGTAGATGAACTAACAAGGCTATTTGATGAAAACAGTATATCAATGGACGACAATGCAAAAGAAGCCCTAGCTACTGCTAAAGCTTACGAGGACGGTTTAATGGGTGGCATACAAGGCGTTCTAAATGCTTTTGAACAATTAGAAAGCATACAACAACGTGTAGGCAGAGCAGAACAGCAAAGGGACAAAGCTGTTAAGGCGCAAACCCAAGCAGAACAACAATTAGAAAGTGCATTAGACCAACAGACACAAGCAAGGCACAGAAGCAAAGTTGCTACAGAGGAAAGCAAGAAAGTAAGTGCTGAGGAGGAGTTGGCAATACTTAGACAAGAGCAAGTAGTACTTGACCTTGCTAAAGCCCAAGACGGTAGCCGTGAAAAACAATTAGAACTACAACTTGCAACTAAAGAATTAAACAAGATAAGAGATGACGCTATCAAAATGGATAGCGAAGCAATTAAACAACATAGGTTGTTAATGCAAAGTAATGACCTTGTTGCTAAAGCAGAACAAAAAGTTAAAGACGCTAAGCAAGAAGTTATAGATACACAAGCTAAATTAAATGAACTTACAGAAGCAAGCGCAAAGAATATATTAGAACAAGCATTAGCACAAGAACAATTAACTAGGGCATTAAGTAACTTTGGCGAGGGAACAAAAGGTTACGAGGACGCTATGAAAAAAATATCAGACATAACAGGCGAAAGCCTAGATTTTGTTATGAAAAAGTTTAGTGATGTATTTACCGAAGCTAATAATTTAAGTAACTTAGGTGCAGATTTACGAAGCACTAGCACAAGTAGCACAACTACAAACAGTAGTTCAACAAGTAACAACGGTAGTCCTAGTGTACCACCCGTTTCACAAACTCAGTTTCCAACAACAACACAACCACTAACAGAGGAAAGACGCGCTGATATATTTAGTAGGCTTGGGGAAACTAATATAAACATTTACCAAAGTGGAACAATAATTGGTAATGATGATGAATTTGTTAGACAAACTGCTAAAGCTTTTGAAAAAGCAAAGAAGCAAGGTGTGGTATTTAGCTAATGTCGGTAGCTTTTGATAGTAACGTTGACCTTACTGTAGAAGTTGGTTTTGATAGTAACCCGTTTGATAATTCACAATCTTTTACTGATATATCTACATACGTACGTGGCTTTCAAACACAAAGAGGTAGAACAAATGAACTAGGACAGTTTGTAGCGGGTACATTAACACTTACATTAAGTAATGCTGATAATAGGTTTAACCCTAACAATACTTCTAGCCCTTACTATGACGCAACAGCAGGTATAACAAAAATACAACCGTATAAGGCAATAAAAATTACAGCAACATACAACTCATCAACTTACCCTGTTTTTTATGGTTACTTAGATACAGTTCCTGTAAGCTATCCGGAACAAGGTAGCGACAGCGTTGTTAACTTTAATGCGGTAGACGCTTTTAAAATTTTAAACGGGCAAACAATTAACTCTACCGGTTGGCGTATTGGGCGTGCAGGCTTTAGCGAAATAGGGGAAACAACTTCACTTAGCTATGTTGACACACAAGAATTATCAAGTGAAAGGGTTACTAGGTTGTTAAATACAATACAGTTTCCAAGTTCCTTACGTGATGTACAAGTAGGTACATTACAAGTACAAACAGTTTCATCAATTGGGCAAAATGTTTTATCAGCATTAAGGGATTGTGAAGTTGCAGAAAACGCACAACTATTTATGAGTGCTGACGGTAAAGCTACATTTAGAAATAGAAATTATAGGTTAGCTAACACTAAAGCAACACAAGTACAATCAAGCTTTAGTAATGACGGTACAAACTTGCCTTACAATGATGTAATAACTAGCTTTGACTTAAATGAAGTTATTAATGTTTACAGTTGGACAAGGCGTAGCGGTGCTGAACAATTTGCTTCTGACGGAGATAGTGTACAAAGATATAGACCAATAGTTAGTACACAAGAAACAATTAACATTAGTGATAGTGATGTATTGTCTTTAATACAACAAAAATTAACAGAAACATCAATGCCTATTGTTAGAGTTGATAGTTTAATTGCTAACCCAAGACAAGATACAAGCTTATGGGCGCATGTACTTGGGCGTGAATTTGGAGATAGAATATCAGTAAAAATAGTAAATCCGGATAACAGTAGCTATACTGAGGAATTATGGATAGAAAGTATTAGCCATAATGTTAATGCAAATACACAGACATGGCTCTATACTATAACATTAAGTCCGGCTAGCGCTAGTGCATGGGTACTAGGGCAAGCACAACTAGGAGTAGGAACAAGATTTGCCTACACATAAAGGAGTTAGATAAATGGGCGCAGGTTTTAAAGTTTGGGCTACAGGCGATTTAATAAACGCTAGTGATTTTAATAATTACATTCAAGAACAAGTAGTAATGGTTTTCGCAGATAGTTCTGCACGTGGCTCAGCAGTATCGTCGCCTGAGGAGGGCATGTTCGCATACTTGAAAGATACAAACACTTTAACTTATTATGACGGCTCAGCTTGGGGAAGCTATATTGGCGAGGGCGATATAAGCGCTGTGAACGCAGGAACAGGATTAAGCGGTGGAGGCGCAACAGGTGCAGTAACATTAAACCTAAACGCTAACGGTTTAAGTGCTGTAACAGCAGTTGCAACTGACTATGTAGTTATAGAGGACGCAACTGATAACACCACAAAGAAAGCATTAATAAGCGACATAATTGACCAAGGAGATATAACCGGCGTTACTGCGGGAAATGGTTTATCCGGTGGAGGTACTAGCGGTACAGTAGCTTTAGCATTAGACGCAAATGAATTAACAAGTGCTACAGCAGTAGCAACAGATTATGTTGTTATTGAGGACGTTACAGACAACTCAACTAAGAAAGCTTTAATAAGTGATATTATTGCGCAAGGAGATATTACAGAAGTAACAGCAGGGAACGGACTTAGCGGTGGTGGCACTTCAGGAACAGTTTCACTTGCTTTAGATTTAGATGAATTAACAAGTGCAACAGTAAATGTTGCTAACGATAGTATCGCAATTATAGACGCAGACGATAGCGCAACTTCTAAGAAAGAAACTATAGCAGATGTTGTAGCAGGTATTACAGGTACAAACCTTACTGCTACTAGCGGTGTTTTAGCTTTAGATATTGATAGCGCAGTAGATGTAGGAAACCAAACATTAAGTAAGTTTGAAGCTAAAGATTATGTAGAAACCTTAGCAACAACTTCTAGTTCCGGTACTTCTTTTGCCGGTGGTACATTAACTTTAGATGTTGAGGACGGTAACATATTTTCAATTACACTAGACGCAAACTGCACAACATGGACTATATCTAATTTACCCGCAGGCAAAGTTTCTACAGTAACAGCAATATTAAAACAAGACGGTACAGGTAGTAGAACTATAGTTAGCTCTATCAACTCTACTACTATCAAAACAGTTGGCGCAGGTGGTTTGACACTTACTACTACGGCAAATGCCATAGACATAGTAACTATCGTTTTTGACGGGACAGATTATTTTGTATTTAGCCAACTAGCTATGGGTTAATTATGCCTTTAGGATTTGCTAGAGTTGGTTTAACAGGAGGCGCAAGTTTTAGCCCTATAGTTGCAACAGGCGGTAATTCAATTAATACATATACCGATAGCGGTGTTGAATATAAAGCACATACATTTACAGGTAGTGGAACTTTTGCTGTTAGTGATAAAGGTAGCGAGGGAGAAGTACAATTTATGCTATTAGCCGGCGGTGGTGCAGGCGGTGGCGGTGGTGTTTCCGAATACGGTGGTGGCGGAGGCGCAGGTGGAATGCTTATAGAAACTTTAACATTAGCCGTAACCGGTAACTATGCCGTAACTATTGGTGGTGGCGCAGGTGCTACACGTTGGCGTTCAGACGGTGGCGGTAGTGGAAGTGAAAGCTATTTTAAAAACCCTAGCTCTACAACAATCGCACATGCAAGGCGTGGCGGTGGAGGCGGTTGTTACGCTTGCACCGGTACATCAGGTGGCTCAGGTGGTGGCGGTGGTTTTGGTAACAATAGAAACGGCGGAACTATTCTTTATGACAGCACTAACTTTCCTACAACAGCACAAGGCACAGCAGGTAAAAAAGGCGGTGGCGGTGGCGGTGGTGCAGGAGGCACACACGGAAACGACAATACCTACCAAGTAAACAAACAAACAGGAACAGCAAGTAAAAATAATAATTATTCTACAGGCTCAAACATAGCCTACGCCGGTGGCGGTGGCGGAGGTGGCGGTGGCGCTTCAGGAGGAGGCGCAGGCGCGGGCTCAGGCGGTTATGTTGGGAATGGTGCTTCCGGCTCTAATAAAGGCTCAGGCGGTGGTGCAGGTTGTTGCGGAAGCGATAACTATACAACTAATGGTGGTGGCTCTAGCGGTATATTCGTTGTAAGATATTTGACAGGTAACTAATGGCACACTTTGCAGAACTAGATAATCAAAATAGGGTTATACAAATAATTGTTATAAGTAATGCTGATGTTGATGATATTGATAATGTTAAAGGTTTAGGCGCAGAAGCTAAAGGTTTAGAATTTATTGAGGACACACTAGGGCTAACAGGTACATGGAAACAATGTAGTTATAACAATAACTTTAGAGGTACGTTTCCTGTAATGCGCGACCAAGATGATATAGATGAATTTGGAGATTTTTACACAGTTTATAATGAGGAACATGATTTATTTATTCCACCAATGGCTAGGCTAAATGCAGATAACGAACTAGAACTTAACCCTGATTATGTAGACCCAATGGAAAATGACGGCACAGATACACCTGAAGTAGACAGCGATTGGGTAAATCCATAATTATAATTCTTAATTGATTAATATTAAGACATGCGTAAGTTAGCAATTATCGGTAAAGGTACTGCGGGTGCATTTACTGCAAACCACTTTAACTATTATTGCAAAGATGATTTTGAAATAGAAGTTTATTACGATAGTGCTATTAAAGAACAAGCAGTTGGCGAGGGAACAACAGTTGATATACCCCAAGCACTACACACTACAGTAGGTTTAGAGTTCCATGACATAATGCAAAAAGTAAATGGCAATTTTAAAACAGGTATTCACTATATCGGTTGGGGTAAACAAGATTATATGCACACTTTCCCAATGCCTAATGTATCAATACACTTTAATGCAGTAATGTTACAAGAATTAATAATGGAACATAATAAAAAAAACGGCGTTAAGTATATAGATAAAAATATAAAAGACAATGATATAGACGCTGATTATGTAATTAACTGTACAGGCGCACCAAAAACTAACCAAGAAATGTACAAAGCTAAGTATATTCCTGTTGATAGTGCTGTTGTTATGCAAAGTAAGTGGGACACACCTAGATACTTTCATACACTTTGTATTGCACATGAATATGGTTGGATATTTGGCATACCTTTACAAGATAGAATAAGCTTTGGGTATATTTATAATTCATCTTTTACTAATAAGAAAAAAATAAAAGAATTATTACTTGGTGTAATGGACGACTACGAATGTTTTTGGGATATTGATACAGAGCCTAACTATATTAAATTTAAAAATTATTACAGAAAAGAAAACTATACGGACAAAGTTGCATACAACGGCAACGCTAGTTTCTTTTTAGAGCCAATGGAAGCTACAAGTATTGGCACAATAGATACTATTAATAGAAATTTATATGACTTTCTATATGGAAACAATAGCTTAGATAATGTAAACAATAGATATAGTAGTTGGTTTAAAGAATGCCAAGATGTAATAACTATGCACTACATGGCAGGAAGCCAATTATATCATAATGACTTTTGGCAATATGCTACACGCTTAGGTAATGAATGTTACGCAGATAAAGGGCAACTACTAAGTGATATATTAAATAATTACAACAAACTAGGTTTTAATACTGTTAAAGATTATGGTACGTGGACAATGGAAAGTTTTAACCAAAACATTAAGGGACTTGGTTTAGAAAATGTTATTCAACCTAAAACCTAAAAGCAAGATAGCTTACACTTTGTTTAGTGGTAATGAAGCACAAGCATTATTTAAACCACCTGAAATAATCAACAATATCAATGCAGGGTGTCCGGCACAAAGTACCATGCACAATAAACTAATCGCTCTATATCCCGCTGTGTCCTGTGAAATCCAAGTGTTTATTAATAATGGCAACCCTTTCTACAAATATGAGATAGATACTACGGAACATACTGAAAAAGAAGCTATACATAACTATTTAAAAAATAATATATTACTAGAAAGTCCTAAAGATAATTTACTTGATTTACAACTGTTTTTAAATTATGCAATAGTAACTGATGATAAAGATTTAGAAATGACAACCTTACCGCCTTATGAAATGGAAACTAAGTTAGCTGAATATGTTTACGGTAGTTATAACCCTTACAGTTGGTTAAGACCAATTAATTCTGTATGGTATGTTCAGCACGGTACTGTATTAAAGTTTGATAGAGATGTACCCGCAACTTATTTATTATTTAACAAACCTGTTTCATTAAGTTATGTAGCTAACGACGGTAAGATAGCAAAGTTTTTTGAGGAAACTAGAAACATAACATCTTACGCTAAACAAGTTAAAAAACTTTATCCAAATGTATTAGGTAGGCGTCCTAAAAAACTGTTATAATCTTAGACATGGAATTAAAGCTTTATAGAACATCAAGTCAAGCAGATAGCACAAATGGTTTGTTATATATTAATGGTAAGTTTGCTTGCTTTACCTTAGAGGACGAACAACGCAAAGTAAAAGTTAAACATGAAACAGCTATACCACTTGGGATATATGAAATAGAATTTAGAAAAAGCGGTGGGTTTCATGGTAAGTACAGCAGTAGATTTAAAGCAATACATCAAGGTATGTTGGAATTACAAAACGTACCTGACTTCCAATATATATTAATCCATTGTGGGAATACTGATGAGCATACTTCAGGTTGTATTCTGTTGGGAGATAGCCAAGAAAACAATATAGTAATGAAAGACGGGTTTATTGGTAAGTCCACACAAGCGTACACCCGTGTTTATCCATTAATAGCTAATGCTTTAGTTAATAATGAAAAAGTTACTATAGAAATTGTTGACTTAACAGACTTACCTGTAGAAATAAGTAACAAAAATAATGATGATTTTATTAGCGGAAAACAAGTTTGGGAAAAACTTGAAACAATAAATGGTAATATCACAAAGCTAAATGCTAAAATAGACGGACGCAAGATTATATAGGAGTATAGTTATGGCAAAGAATTTGAAAAATTGGAAAGCTTATTGGAAGTTTATGGTGGCTAAGGCTTTTAGAACAGGGCTACAAAGCGCTATATCTTTATGGTTAGCTAACAGTAGTGGAATAATTGAAGCAGAAGTTATGGAATTAGTTGGAGTAGCCTTTCTGACTTCTTTTGTTACAGTTATGCAACACGCCTTAGAGCAATACAAACCAAGCCAAACCTATGAAGCGTAGGAGTGAAATCTAGGCTTAACAGGTTATTTAATTTAATATTCGTACTGCTTTTAGCAGTTCCCATACCGGCTTTTGCATACCATACAGAAACGCAAATGCCTTACGCTATATCAATTAGTTATAACAATACAAGTGGGGAAGTTACTGTTACATGGCAAGAGAGCGACGGTGCAGAAGTAAACCCACCGGAATATTATAGAATTTATTATGGAGATACAGATACAGCAGATGATTACTCTGTAGATACCACCTTTGGTTTTACTACAGAACTATCAAACCAATCTTATATATTTACAGCAAAAAAAATATATGATAATTTAGGCGCAAGTGATTTTACATTTTATGCAAAAGTACAGGCAAGAAATGATAGTGGACAAACAGTTAGTGACATTACTGCAATAGTTAATGTACAATATGACTATGATTATGTACCTACTTCAACGACATCTAGTTCGTCAACAACAACTAGCACCACGACAACGACTACAATACCGGTTACGACTACGACTACTACAACTGTACCGCCAACTACAACTACAACTACTACGACCACTACGACAACAACTACAACGTTACCAAAAGCACAAGACGTAGTAGAGGATTACAACCAAACCTATTTAGCTTGGGATATTGACGGTTGTGAACACCCTAATAATCCATTATCTTATAAACAATATTTAGAAGCTGTAGAAAGTGGCGATTACTTTGGTTATCAGCCGGACGATTGTACTTTTACTGAGGTAATTGAGGTAGTTGAGGAAACGGAAATATATACAAACGAAATAGAGGAAACCGATATTGCAATAGAGAAAACTTTTACAGATGAAGTAAATGAGGTAACTGAGGTAATTGAGGAAACCGAAATTGTAGAAATTATAGAGGACGAAAAAGAAATAGAAACTGAAATTACTGAAGCTGATGAATTAGTAGAGGTAAATGAGGAAACCGAATTTATAGAATTAATAGATTTAGAGGATTTTGATTTAGAGGAATTAGAATTTATTGAATTTGAGGAATTAGTATTAGAGGAAATAGTTTTAGAGGATATAAACCTAGAGGAGATAATTGTTAATGATGAGTTGGACAAAGAGATTTTACGAGATGAACAGAATACAGAGGACGAAGTTTTTGATGATGAGGAAAACATTACAGATATTGAAACCGATAGCGCCGAAACTGTATTGGAAATTGATGAGCCGGAATTAGTTACAGACGAACAGGTTGTAGAAAAAACAGAAGCGGAAATACAAGTAGAGGTAACTGAAGTAGTTGAGGTAATTGAGGAAATAATAGAAATAACTTTAATACCCGAAGTAGAAAATGAAGCAGATTTAACAGAACAAGAGTTAGTAGAATACGAGGAAGCAAAACAAGAAGCGATAGAAACTTATGTGGAGGAACTTGAAACAGATGAAGTTGTTGAAATTATACAAGAAGTTAATGAAGCAGGATTGGAAAATCTTGACGAGGTTAGCGAAACTGTACTTGAAGTTGTAGCAGAAGTTGTAGAACAGGCTATTACTGTAGCCCAAGAGGAACAACTTACAGAGGAACAAGTAGAAGTCGTTGCAGAAGTTTTAGGGTTTACAGAAACAGATGACGTACAAGTTATTGCCGAAGCTGTTAAAGATGACGCAGTAGTTGCCCAAGCAGTAGATGAATATGTAGAACGTGCAGTTGTAAACGCAGATGTTGATAATTACACACTTGCAGACGTTACAACAGAAATACAGTTTGAAACTTTTGTTGCCAACCCAATAAGTGTTATAGTAGATGTAGATTTAGGCAATATAAATTTAAACAATATTGCTAATGACATGACACAAGACCAAAAGGATAAGGCACAAGAAGTAATAGTGCCAACTATCTTAGTAAGAATTGTAGGTATGTTTAGGAGATTAGGTTAATGAAACGGTTATGGAATTGGTTTATAACCATAGTTAAAGAAACATTAAACCTATCGTGGACACTCGTTGGATTAGTAATAGCGACATTAACGCTTACAGGCTCAGCTCAGCAAGTTACGGGCTTAGCTACTGTAATAACTTTAGCTATATGGTTGTTAACTATTAAATTTAGAAACAAGGAATAAAGATATGGAAGCAAAAATAAATCTTAGTCAAATACTACAAGGTGGATTAGCTATGTTAGTTGGGTGGTTATTTAAAACAGTTAATGATTTACAACAAGAAGTAGCAACACTTAAAGCACAAGTGCAGGCATACCAAGATAGCATTCAAGGGTTTAATCAAAACTTAGTAATAATTGAGGAAGTAATTAGAGAGATATTATTTAAGGTAGGTGGGTAATGGATTGTTGTGGTAACGGTTGTTGCGGTGGTAGATAATGGCTAAAAATGATTTTATACTTCCTGATGATATGTTTACAGATAACCCAAAGTTTGTAGATACTTCACAAGAGTTTACAGATGATTGCGGGGACGCATGCAAGATATAAGGTGTAAAGTTACAACAAAGCAAGACGGCTCATTTATACAGATTTGTAATTGCAAATATGGAAGTGAGCATTGTAATGGCAGATAACGGGTACACACAAAAGGAAATGATTAATAAAGTAATGATTGATATAGATAAATTGTTTGAGAAGCTAGACCAAATACAAAAAGATTTAGCAACAAGACCTACTAGGCAAGAAATTTATGGGTGGATTATAGCAGGTATATCAATAGCAACACTTATTACAGTTTTAATGTAATTAAATACTTAACTAACAGAAACTACATGGGATAATCTTTATGTGGTAAAAGAACACAAAAAATTAATATCTAAACGTAAAGATATTAAACACAATGAGGATTTAGGTAATAACTATTACCCAAGTGGGTGGCAACCTAAAGCAGAGTTCAGCGAACAAACTAAAACAGGCGAAGTAGTACACGTACAACCTGAAAGCAATAATTTTGAATACGATACTTTGTTACGTACTTGGGGGTTTAATCCTAAAGAATTTTATATAGACGAGGACACAATTAAGTTTTCTACGTGGAATACACAACAGAAAGGCGGGCGCATTGTTGATATGTACGCTTTTAAAGCTGTTATTAAGAAAAAAAATCCACACCACGATAAGTATTTTAAAAAACTGCAAGCAGAAATACGTAAGAAAACACCTATAACCGTAAAGAAAGGTGGTAACTGTGCATGGTTTTTCTTTATGGCAGATTGGCAACTTGGCAAAAAAGACCTAGGAACTAATGAAACAGTTAAATTAATAAGGCGTGCAGTTGCAGGCGGTAAGCAACAGATTAAAGATTTAGCTAAACAAGGTTACATAGTTAAAGAAATTTACCTTATTGGGTTAGGGGATTTAATAGAAAATTGTTTTGGCTTTTATGAACATCAACCATTTAATGTAGAACTTACTAAAACAGAACAAGAACACTTAACACGTGTAATGATTATGGAAATATTAGACGGCTTTCTAGGTTGTGCAGAAACAATAATACTTGGTGGTGTTCCCGGAAATCACGGGGAGAATAGAGCAGGCAAAGGAAGCGTAACAACTAACAGGTTAGACAATGCAGATACAGAACAAATACAAATAGTTGGAGAGATTATAAAAGATAGACCTAGATATAAACATGTAAAAGTAGTTATACCTAATGACTTCCATTTAACCTTAGAAGTTTTTGGCACAAGGGTTGCTTTCACGCACGGACACATGACACAAGGCGGTGGCGATATATGGAGTAAGATTGAAAAATGGTGGAAAGGGCAGATGTACGGTTGGCTACCGGCAGGACTTGCAGAAATACTTGTTACAGGGCATTACCACCACTTGCGTATAGTAGAACAACTTGGGCGAACATGGTTTCAAGCACCTAGCCTTGACCAATCAGATGAATTTAAAGCCCGTACAGGAAACGCAACACGTAACGGTGTATTAACTTTTACATTAAATAAAAACGGTTGGGATAATATAAAAATTCTTTAGATTGGGTTGATTTAATCTATAAACTGAATACCATTTATATTGCATAAGGAGTAGACAATGGCTACCAAAATAATAGGAATAGATAATAGTGTCTTTGGTAAACCTATGTTGATTAAAGAAGTGGAGGGCAAGATTGTCTTTCAAGAATTACCAACAGGAATTACACAGATAGAGGAGAGCAATAGTAATAGCGTTATTAGCGCCGATAATAAGTTGCCTGATACCGAGCACACTAACACCTGATAACTTAACAAGTTATATTACATGTACTGAACACCAAGAAATAATAGAACATGTACAGGAGTGGCAACCTTTAGTAGAACAATACTTTAAAGCTGAGGACACGTTAAAAGCTTTAACAGTTATTTACTGCGAGAGTTCAGGGCGTAAGCATGTCCGCCAAGTTAACACAAACGGAACAGCAGATGTAGGGTTGTTTCAATTTAATGATGATACTTGGGCATGGCTAAAGCCTAAATTAAAAATAACACAACCACGAACACACGCTGAAACTAATGTAGCTGTGGCAAGTTGGTTAATCTATAATGACGGTTGGTATCATTGGAACAGTAGCAAAACATGTTGGGGGAGATATGACTATTGAACAATTTTTGTTAATAGCAATATTAGTTCTACAGATTTTAAGTTTTAAGCTTAGATAATCTACTTTACTGTATAATAAGAGAACAGACCAAAGGAAGTTATGACAGATAAAATTAC